TTGAGCAAGCTGCAGTACAATGTTTTACAGCTAAAAAACAACTGGAACAACAGCGATATGACCTTCAACAATTTATAAAATTCAAGTATGGGTCTAAAGCCTGGGATGATTTATTGCGGATGGAGGGGAATATCCGTAAGGAGCGCTCAGAAAAATTGTATGCAAGACAAAAATTTAAACAACAATGTATTGAAGGATTTTTTATTTTTGTGTTACTTTGTACTATTGTAGGATTTATTGCTTTTGTTATTTGGTTAAAAAGGCAAGCTGATAATGTATGAAATAAAAGATCTTATACTTATAAGTATCGTGTTAGCTGCTTATTATTTCCATACGTTATATCCTCATCCTACAAAATGGTGGATAATGTTGAAGTAGACAATAATAATTAATTTAGGTATACTACGAAAATTATGATGTATAACCCTGACTTATTTGATGAAGGACCAATAGACCCAAAATCAGGGTTTCCTTCAATCACTCCAAAACCACTTGGTTCTTTAGGAATTGGAGGGTTTAGGCAACAACCATTACAACCAATGATGCAATTAACAATGGCTTTGCATAAATTGGCTAATAAAGATAATGCAATGGCTAATATGCAAAGGGTAAATAATACCATATCAGGGGTTAGATCTTTAGTTAATGAAAACTTTCCTAGCTTTGGACAAGCATATCCCCCACCTTTAAACGAATTTCAAGGTCCTATGCAGCAACCCGGTCCATATCAACCTTATGGGGGTCGTGGTGGTATTCTAAGTTTTGGAGTTCCAGATCCAGTAAACGATCCAATTAATTATCCAGATAATCCACTTAATGCTGGAACATTCGATCAATCAAAATTTTTAGAAGCACTTGGTTCACTAACAGGAAGCACTACTCAACAACCTATACAATCTACAAAAGTTTCTTCAATGCCATCTGGTATGCTTGGTGGTGGCATAGGTGGTATGCTTGGTTCGTTGATGTAGTGGGTAAGAGATCTGACTTTCCCAGAAAGCCAAGAGATTTTTACCCTACCCCTTTTAATGCAGTAGAACCTTTAATACCTCACCTACACAGATTATCTACGTTTGCAGAGCCAATGGCAGGGAATGGAGCATTGATAGATGCTATAGAAAACTTAACTGGTATGAAGTGTTTATGGAAGTCTGACATAGAACCACAACGTGACGACATACTAAAAAGAGATGTTTTTGATTTAACCTTATCAGAATACACTATGGCATGTGACGTAATTATCACAAATCCTCCTTGGTCTAGGGATTTTTTACATCAAAGTATAACATGGCTTTGTATGGTCAGACCCACGTGGTTATTGTTAGATTCTGATTGGATGCACACAAAACAAAGCGTTCCGTACATACAATATCTACATAAGGTTCAACCAGTAGGTAGAGTAAAATGGATTGCTAATAGTAGACATACAGGTAAAGATAATGTAGCATGGCATCTATTTAGTGGACAACCTAAACAGGATCCAGATAAATTTAAATTTTATTCGAGAGGGTATCATGCCAGCGACAATAATAGATGACTATAAAATTTTTCCTAGAATTATGATGGCTGCAGTAACAGTATTGACATATCAAAGTGTCCATTGGTTTATGCAGATTGAAGCACCAACTTTAGAACAAGCCGGACTAGTTTCGGTGTCATTTGGCGCCCTCACGGGTTGTTTTGGTATTTGGTGTAGTGGAGAGAAAGGAACCAAAGGTGAGCCTGCTCAGTAGTCTTATAGAACCAGTATCTAGTTTATTAGATAAAGCAATACCTGACCAAGATCTCAAGCGTAAATTATCCCATGAGATTGCAACCATGTCAGAGAAACATGCTCAACAGTTGGCCCTCGCCCAAATTAAGGTCAATGCAGCAGAGGCTGCTAGTGGAAGCCTGTTTAAAGGTGGCTGGCGTCCTTGCATTGGTTGGATCTGTGGGATTGCTTTTGGCTATCACTTTGTTCTTCAGCCTGTTATTATTTTTGTAGTGGCGTTAATTGGTATAGAAATACCAGAATTACCAAAATTTGACATGAATACACTTCTTACGGTTTTAGCCGGAATGCTAGGAATCGGAGGATTACGGACATACGAAAAGCAGAAAGGGTTAACAAAATGAGTTTTAAATTAAGTCAAAGATCTCTTGATAAACTAGAAGGGGTACATCCAGATATGGTGAAGTGTGTCAAAAGCGCCATAGAATGGACCAAGGTGGATTTTGGTGTGATCTGCGGGATGCGCACGGAAGCCGAACAACGTGCGCTTGTAGATAAAGGCGCGAGCCAAACAATGGCATCGAAACACCTTGAAGGTTTAGCGGTCGACCTCATGGCTTACTGTGGCTCAAGAGCATCATGGGAGTTGAATCTTTATGATGATATAGCTGATGCAATGGCTAAAGCTGCTAAGACACATAACGTTGCAATTAAATGGGGAGCAGCGTGGAGCATAGGAGATATTGCTCAATGGAATAGTGGTATGGAAGGTGCTATGAATAGCTATATTGATCTACGGCGTAGCCAGGGTAGACGGCCTTTCATAGATGGACCTCATTTCGAATTGATACAATAATATGTGGATGCCAATTCTTTTGGTTTGTGCTAGTATGTTTGCACAAGATTGTTTAGTAGTAACAAGGAATTGGGAATTTTATGATACGCTAGATGAGTGTTTATCTGTTTCTGTAGACAAAGCAAGGATTTTAATTGACAATCCTTCCATACATCATGTTAAACCTTTGTGTCAAAAAATTAAATTAAATAAAGAAACTTGAGGGATAATTGTATGGATGTTGTTGACTTCTCGAAATATTTGTATAAAAGGTTAAAGGAGAGGGAAGAAAACCTTACCTCTGCTCTTGCTGCTGGTGGTGTTAAAAGTTGGGAAGAGTACAAAATGACAGTAGGAGAAATACGGGGTCTTTCTCTTGCACGTGAAGAAATCAAGGCCCTGCTGGAGAATAATGACAATTATGACGAAGACACTTTACGTTCCTGACCACGTTAAAAAGGAAATTGAAAAGAAGAAAGAAACCAAAATTCCTTACGTAGAACCTGGTAATAGAGTATTAGATCCCTCACTTCTCGATAAAAGTTTAATGGAAAGACTACCTCAACCAACTGGTTGGAGAGTTTTAGTTATGCCATATCAAGGGAAAGCTAAAACAACTGGTGGTATTTATGTTCCTGATGAGGTGAGAGAAAGAGAATCGGTAGCTACAGTTGTGGCGTATGTACTCAAACTTGGTCCATTAGCTTATGCAGATCAAAATAAATTTGGTGATAAGCCTTGGTGTCAAGAAAAAGAATGGGTATGTATAGGAAGATACTCTGGCTCAAGATTTAAGATAGATGGTGGAGAAGTTCGTATCATCAATGATGACGAAGTTATTGCTACTCTATTAGATCCCGATGATATTAAAAACGTGTAGAGGTTATCATGGCAGAAGAAAAAGTAGAAGATAAGCAAGAAGAAGTTAAAGAAGAGATTGTTGTAGAAGAAGAGAAACAAGAATCTAAAGAAGATGTTTCACGTGAAACACCTGAAGTAAAGGTTGAAGAAACAGCAACCGAAGAAAAGAAAGAAGAAGAGTTAGATTCTTATAGCAAGGGAGTTCAAGCTAGAATAAAGAAACTAACAGAAAAGTATCGACAAGAAGAAAGAGATAAGGCTGAAGCTCTAAGAGTATCGCAACAATTACTGGAAGAGAACAAAAAACTTCAAGCTAGAGTTAAAAACTTAGATACTGGCTATGTTGCAGAATATGGCAATAGAATAAATTCACAATCAGAAGCAGCTAAACGTATGTACAAAGAAGCCTACGAAGCAGGTGATTCGGATAAAATGGTGCAAGCACAAGAGATGCTTTCTCAAATAGCTGTAGATAAACAAAGGTACAATACAGCTAAAGCTCGTGTTGAACAACAAGCTAAAGCACCAGCACCACGACCAGAACAACAAGCTCAACAACCACAAGCTCAAGCTCAACCAGATCCTAGAGCTAAAGAGTGGGCAAGTCAGAACGAATGGTTTGGTAGTGACAAGATTATGACAACAGCTGCTTTTACTTTACATAATATTCTTACAAACGAAGAAGGGTTTGACCCGAAGACAGAAGAGTATTATAGTGAGATAGATAAAAGAATACGTTCGGAGTTTCCACAGAAGTTCCAAACGAAGAAATCTACGGGTGGAACCCAGGTCGCCTCGGCTGGTAACTCCGCATCCCGCAATACCAAAACCGGGCGCAGGACGGTCAAACTATCGCCTTCGCAAGTTGCGATAGCAAAAAAGTTAGGAGTACCTCTTGAACAATATGCTAAATATGTGAAGGACTAGATATGACTGAAGAAAAAAGAATCGCAAGAAAAGATGCTTCGAGAGAAGCAGATATGCGCAGAAAACCTTGGGCGCCGCCTGCCCACCTTGAAGCACCAGACCCACCAAAAGGTTTTGTGCATAGATGGATAAGAGTCGCAATGCGTGGAGAAGAGGACAAGATGAATGTTCATTCTAAACTACGTGAAGGATGGGAACCCGTCCGTTCAGACGAATATCCAAATTTTGAAGCACCTGTTATTGATGATGGTCAATATCAAGGAGTTATAGGACAAGGTGGATTGATGCTGTGCCGCATACCTGAAGAAACAGCGCAGGAAAGAAACGAGTACTACGGGGGCCGAACCCGCGAACAAATGACAGCTGTCGATCAGGACTTAATGAAGGAGCAACATCCTTCGATGCCTATTAGTAATAGTAGGCAAAGTCGTGTAACCTTCGGGGGTAAAAACTCCGAATAATTTAACTTAGGAGATTGTCAATATGGCAAATATCAATGGTGCTTTCGGTCTAAGACCGATTGGTGTAGTCGGATCGGCTTACAACACTACTGGTGCAACTGAGTATCGCATAGCTTACAATAACTCAAATACTATGTTCCAAGGCTCACCCGTAATACCTCTTGCTGCTGGTGTTATAGATAAAGTTGGTGCTGCCGCAGGTGGAAGTGTAGGATTATTAGGAGTTTTTTGGGGTTGTGAGTACGTTTCAAGCACTACTGGTGAAAAAATCTTTTCCAACTATTGGCCCGGCTCTGGCGCGGATTCTAACCACCCCGTCAAGGCTTTCGTTTACGATAACCCAATGCAAACTTTTGTGATCTGTTCAGATGGTACGCTTACAAATGAAGCCTCTGCCAGAGCGCATATTTTCGCAAATGCAAATTTTGCTACAGGCGCATCCGGTTCTACAACAACTGGTATATCTAGCGCAAAACTTGCAGTTGGAACTATCGCAACTACCAACACATTACATCTCAGAATTATGGGTATCCAAGAAGATCCTTCAAATTCTGATTTTGCTGCTGCTGGTATTCCATTAATCGTTAGATTGAATAACAGCTTCAATTCACCAAATGGTGCGATTGCTGCTGGTACTCCATCTACCACAGGCGTATAAGGAGAATAATCTATGGCTATATCTCGCGCACAACTAGCGAAAGAGTTAGAACCCGGTCTTAATGCCCTGTTTGGAATGGAGTATGATCGGTACGAGAACCAACATGCTGAAATCTACACTACTGAAAATTCAGACCGTGCGTTTGAAGAAGAAGTAATGTTGTCAGGTTTTGGCGCAGCACCTACCAAATCGGAAGGTGGAAATGTCAACTTTGATGATGCAAACGAGGCCTATACCGCACGTTATAATCACGAAACAATCGCACTAGCATTTTCTATTACAGAAGAAGCTATTGAAGACAATCTTTATGATCGTCTTGGTGCGAGATACACTCGTGCATTAGCTCGTTCTATGGCTCACACAAAGCAAGTTAAGGCTGCTTCAGTACTTAACAATGCTTTTCTCGCAGGCGCTAATGCTGGTGGAGATGGTGTGGCTTTATGTGACGCATCACATCCATTAACGAGTGGTGGTACTTTTGCCAACGAACCAGGCACAGCTGCAGACTTGAATGAAACATCTCTTGAAGATGCTTTAATCAGTATTGCTGGCTTTGTTGATGAACGTGGCTTAAAAGTTGCTCTTAGAGGAATGAAACTTATTTTACCAAGACAGTTACAGTTTGTAGCTGAAAGGTTGATGGTTTCTAATCTTAGAGTAGGAACCGCTGATAATGATACAAATGCTCTTAGATCTATGGGGATGTTACCGCAAGGCTACGCAGTAAATGATTTCCTTACAGATCCAGACGCATTCTTCATTATGACAGATGCTCCACGTGGAATGATACACTTTGAGAGAACTGCACTTTCAACTAATATGGAAGCAGATTTTGATACAGGAAACATGAGGTATAAAGCCAGAGAAAGATATTCTTTTGGTTTTTCAGATCCTCGTTGCATCTTTGGATCACCTGGTGCATAATAGCACTTTCTCCCTAATATAAAGTAAAGGGCGATTTATTCGCCCTTTATTTTTTTTTAAAGTATGTTATCTTATTTATATCCCTGACAATCACATGGTGTGATTGACTTAACCAGACAGAGGAGAATAAGATGGGTTCAACTACTTTTTCCGGTCCTATTAGAGCCGGTAATATAAGAAATACAACTGGAACGACAGTTGGAACAAACATAGCTAATGTTGGCTATGTTGTAATGTGTCAACAACATGTAATGGATATATCAGGTGGAGCTGTTGCAGCGGAAGCTACAGATATAGTTATACCTGCTAACTCTAAGATTGTTGATATCATAGTTGATTTAGAAGTAGCTGCTAATACTACAACAAACATTAGTCTTGGAGATACCGTAGGTGGTGCTGCAACTCTTGTTAACACATTAGCATCAGGAACAACTGTAGGTATTAAAGCACTAGGCGTATCTGGTGGTGGTACTCTTACATGGAAAAATACTGGAACGGCTGACTTAAAACTTACAGCTACTTCTAGTGCTGCGTGTAATGCAGGATCCGTTGTTTTTACAGTATTGTATGCACAGGCTTTTAATACTGCTATTAACCCATAGGAGATGTTAAATGGCTGCATCTATATTTGCAAAGACCGTAACAGCTACTGGAACAATGAATGGTGGACGCACACGTTTAAAAAGTTTTAATGTTTTGTGTGCTAGTGGTTCTCCTCAAGTCGTTTTTAAAAATGGCTCTGGAGGTTCAACTCAGTTAGATATGGTATTCAAGGCATCAGACTATGTACAAGTTACTATTCCAGATCATGGAATGATTTTTTCTGATGAGTGTCATGTTACATTAACTAACGTAACTTCCATTACTGGTTTCTTTGGCTGATGGCTGAGAAAAAAGGCAAACCGATACGCAGAACCACCAAGGGTAAAGGTGCTAACTACAGACCCACGAAAGAGGGTGCAGGCATGACCAAGAAAGGTGTTGCTGCGTATCGGAAAAAGAATCCCGGATCTAAACTAAAGACAGCTGTTACTGGTTCCCCAAAGAAGGGTAGTAAAGATGCTAAAAGAAGAAAGTCATACTGTGCTAGATCTTTAGGACAGTTGAAAAGAAGTTCTGCTAAAACTAGAAATGATCCTAATAGTAGGATTAGACAAGCTAGGAGAAGATGGAAATGTTAAAACAAATAGGCATATCCGTTGTTGTTTTATCAATAGGTGGAGTAGGAACTATCTTCTATACATGGGGATCATGGACTACAGAAACTTTAATTAAAGTAGATAAAAGAACTGAAGTCATGGAAGTTAAACTAAGTGCTATAGCAGAACGTTTAGAGGAGATTCAAATTGGCTATATCCAGAAGTCAAATGAGAAAGCAAATTACAAAGTCACCTTCACGGAGGAGAACTAATGCCAAAAGACGCATGTTACCGAAAGGTAAAAGCAAGATACAAAGTGTTCCCATCAGCTTACGCAAGCGGCGCTATAGCAAAGTGTCGTAAAGTAGGAGCTGCTAATTATGGAACTGGTGGCAAGAAGAAGAAAAAGAAAAAAACAATTAAGAAAGCTAATGGGGGTATTATTGCTGCTATAGATAATCCTAAAAGACCCGCACCTAAAGGATTTAAGAATGGCGCGTTTATTGCCGCAGGTTGTGGTGATATTGATTCTAGTAAAAGAAAAATAACGAAGACGTACTAATGGTTCGTAAAACAAAAGAAGGACTAGCTCTCAAGAGATGGTTCAAAGAAGATTGGAAAGATGTACGTACAGGCAAGGCTTGTGGGCGTAAGAAAGGAGAGAAACGTGGTACTCCTTATTGTCGTCCTTCTAAACGGGTAAGTTCTAAAACTCCTAAAACATCTTCAGAAATGACAGCTGCTGAAAAGAAAAGTAGAGTAAGTCAGAAGAAACGGTTGGGTCAACCAGCTGGTAAACCAAGACGAGTGAAATCATTGAAAAGGAGAAAGAAAAAATGATGGGTCGTAAAATGAAAACTAAAGGCATGAAAGCTGGTGGCAAAGTAAAAACTAAAGGCTATAAGAATGGTGGTAAGGTAGGAATGTCACTACCACAACTTAGAGCTGCTGCTAAAAAGATGGGTATGAAAATATCTAAAGCCTAATGTCTTATTTAATAAGTAACATTCCACATTTTAAATGTTGGGTGCGGAGAGAGTTTACATGTAATCATCTCAAATATCATGGAGAATTTCTTCACGGTTTAGCCATTGCTGTCAATACAATACCAGATAGATGTTTGAGTTTTCAAATTGTCTTTACTGGTTGTGAAGCAGATGGCGAACCAGAAGACACAATTCATGGTGGTGCAATGTGGGCGCGAATGCCTATCACCGCCTTAGTTGCAGATATACCACTACAAGAGTGGCCTACACTTATGGAAACACATTTGGTACAGCCTTGGGATTGTAGTTCACATTATCATTCTGTTATCAATATGGAGAGGGTAAGTTCCTCACCTTGGATATGCAAGATTGATGGTGAGTTTTATCAAGGTAAGTATTTGTTTACCGTAGATTATACAGAAAGTCATATTGCAGACGACCCTGCACAACACAAGCAAAGTCATGTGTTGCAGTTAACAGATGCAGGAGAGTGGACAGGAAATATTGTAGCTTTACCTAACAATAGAGTTAGAGCCACAAGTCCTGCTTTATGGGAAACAGGGGAAGGACCACCTGATTTTAAACCTAGTCAGCACCTTCACGCTGCAGAAATACACAATAGTTATCTTGATCCAAGAACAACTTTTGATAATTTATATGCAGACTATGAAAAGGATTAAAACTATGATAAGTTTTATTAGAAAAATATTATTGTCTATATCAGGTCTTTTCTTGGATATTGCTGCAGCTTTACCGGGAATAAAAAGAAAAGATACTGAGGAGCCTAAATATCTGGGTGGAGGTGCGAGTACAGAAACACCACAATCCTTTCACGTAGATAGAGAAAAAGGAAAACGAGGAAGACCTAAAGGAGCTAAAAATGAAAAAAAGTCTAAAACCCGTAGATAGTCAAAAGAACCCTGGTTTATCACAACTACCTACAAGTGTACGTAATAAGATGGGGTACATGAAAAAAGGTGGAATGGTCAAAGGTTACAAAAACGGTGGTGCAGTAATTACAAAGACGAATCAAAAACCACACATGGGTTAATGCTATGACAACATCTGGTTCAAGAGATTTCAACTTAGACGTTGGAGAAGTTATAGAAGAAGCATACGAAAGGTGTGGATTAGAAGTTCGTACTGGTTATGATGCAAAAACAGCGCGTAGATCTTTGAATCTTATGTTTGCGGATTGGGCTAATCGTGGATTAAATCTTTGGACAGTTAATCAAGGAACGATTAATTTAACACAAGGACAAGGACAAGAAACTTTAGCAAGTGATATTGTTGATTTGTTAGAGGTTGTACTCCGTCGTGATTCTACTGACTATACTGTTCAGCGAATCAGTAGAGGTGAGTATGTTACATTACCTGATAAAACCACTCAAGGTAGAACTAGCCAATATTATTTTGATAGACAAATTACACCAATCCTAAATTTGTGGGCAGTACCAGAAAACTCTACAGATCAAATTATCTATTACTATGTAAGAAGAATACAAGATGCTGATACATTAGTTAATACTAATGACTTACCATTTAGGTTTTATCCTTGCATGGTAGCAGGGTTAGCTTATTACCTAGCTATGAAAAGAGCGCCAGATAGGGTTCAGATGCTTAAAGCTGTATATGAAGAAGAGTTTCAAAGAGCTGCAGATGAAGATGAAGGAAGAACACCATTGAAGTTACAGCCTAGTCTTGATTACTTGAGGGTGTAATGACCTATGCTAGTGGTAAAAATGCTTGGGGAATATCAGACAGATCTGGAAGAAGGTACAGACTTCGAGATATGAAGACAGAATGGACTGGTGCAAAGGTTGGTCCAGATGAATTTGATCCTAAACATCCACAGTTATTTCCTCCAAAAGCAGCACCAGATCCACAAGCTCTTAGAAATCCAAGACCAGAACCACAATTAAACGTAGAAAGAGCAATACAACATGGGTTTAATCCTGTGGGGTTTGCAGAGATACCGGGAATTACTCCTGCTAACAATCTTGCTCCAGTAGGGGAAGTAGGAACTGTAACCATAAATGCTCTTACTGGTACGTCTGAAGTTGCGGCAGTAAGTGGCGTTCCTACAATAATAGGTTATGTAGGACAAGCAATCGGTCCAACAAGTGCAACTCACACGTTAACTGGTTTAGCAGGAACAAGTGGTCTTGGGTCGGCAATCGCTAGACAAAAGTTTACTGTAACTGTGGCTAACCCAGGTTCTGGTAACAAATACTATATAGATGGGGTTCTTACCCCAACATTAACATTAACTGAAGGATCTACATTCTTCTTTGATTGGTCTGCAGCCTCGGGTCATCCACTAAGATTTTCTACAACTTCTGATGGTACTCATGGAAGTGGTACTGAATACACAACAGGTGTAACAGTAGACATGTCTGGATATACAACTACCATAACAGTTGCATCAGGCGCTCCAACGTTGTATTACTATTGTCAGTACCACTCAGGCATGGGTGGACAAGCAAACACACCATGAGGTAGCTAATGGCATTTACATACGGACAATTAAAGGCAGCCATACAAGAGTATACAGAAAACACAGAAACTCAATTTGTGTCTAATCTTCCTATTTTCATTCGTACAGCAGAAGAAAGAATATTAAAAAGTGTACAACTAACTATTTTTAGAAAGAACGCAAGTGCAGTTACTACTGTTAATGATGAGTTTTTAGCTTGTCCTTCAGACTTTTTAGCTCCTTTTTCATTAAGTCTAGCAGGATCAAATGGTGACAAAGGGTTTGTAGAGTTTAAAGATGTGACATTTATACAAACATATACACCAGATTCTACTACAACTGGAACTCCTAAGTATTATGCTCAGTTTGATGTAGATAATTTTATTCTAGGACCTACTCCTGATGTAGAATATACTTGTGAACTTCATTACTTTTATAGACCAGCAAGTATTACAGATACCTCTGTGTATACAGATGCAAGTTCTACTTGGTTAACTACTAATGCGGAAATGGCTATGCTATATGGTTCTTTAATTGAAGCATACATATTTATGAAGGGTGAACCAGATGTAATGCAGATGTATAATTCGCGCTTTCAAGAAGCACTAATTGGTGTTAAGATGTTAGGTGAAGCAAGACAAACCACAGATCAAGATAGAACTGGACAAGTGATAAGGCAAAAACAATAATGTTTAAATTAGATTTAAATGTTCCAAAAGATGAACCCATTGTTGGTGTAAGAACGACCAATCATAGGGGATTTACACCAGACGAACTGGCGGAACAATGTATGGAAAAAGTGATTTCGGTTTCCGACAATGCTCATCCGGGCATACGGGACCAAGCACGTGCTTTCTCAAAGCACATCGAAAAGCTCATTGCATTCTATATGCGAGAAGCGGTTCGCAGCGATAGGACTACTGTGTATAACGCATTGGTAGATTCTGGTAACCCCAAACTGGCTGAACTAATAAGGAGATTGTAACATGGCTTTCAGCGGAAACTTTATGTGTACGTCTTTCAAGGTAGAACTCTTGAAAGGTCAACACGATTTTACAAATGGAAACGATGTATTTAAGATTGCTCTATATACCAATAGTGCAACTTTTACTGCATCTACTACAGACTATACCTCATCAAATGAAGTTAGTAACTCTGGATCATATAGTGCAGGTGGGGGTGCTTTAACAAACGTAACACCAACATCAGCAAGCACAACTGCTTTTACTGACTTTGCTGATAAAACATTTACATCAGCAACAATTACGGCTCGTGGCGCTTTGATCTATAACACACAAACTGCTGGTGGTTCTGGAACTACAGACACAGTTGTTGTATTAGATTTTGGATCAGATAAAGCATCAACAGCAGGTGATTTTCAGATTGTGTTTCCAACAGCCGATGCTTCCAACGCCATTATACGTATAGCGTAAAGGTAGGGTACTATGACCAATGTTTTAGGTTGGGGTCGTAGTACGTGGTCCTCTGGAAAATGGGGAGAAGCTGTTACGGTCACCTATGGTTGGGGTCGTGGCGCTTGGGGTGATAATGAATGGGGTAGATCCGACGTTGCTTTAGGTTGGGGTAGATCAACTTGGGGTTCTAGTGCTTGGGGATCTCCACCCGGAGTTAGTATTAATGTAACTGGTATTGCTGGAACAGGTGGCGTTGGAACGGTAACGGTAGAAGCCGGAGCTATTCCAACTATAACAGGATTATCAAGCACAGGTACAGTTGGAAGTCTTTCTTCTGTTACAGGTGATTCTTCTGTTACTGCTACTGGTCTTTCTGGCACAGGTTCTACAAATGAAGTAACAAATCAATTAACTGGTGTTTCCGCTACTGGTCAGATAGGTGGCGTTAATGTTTCTACAGATGGTTCAATCGCACCAACTGGTGTAACTGCAACTGGTCAACCAGGTACTGTAACTATTAGAATAGATGAAACAGTAACTTTAACAAGTTCTCTTGTTGGAACTGCAACTGTTGGAAGCGTTACAACTTTTACTGGATTATCTGTAAGTGTAACTGGTGTATCTAGCACAAGTGGAGCAGGCACAATTACAGCTATAACCACACAAAATGTACCTGCAACTGGATTAGCCGCTACTGGTCAAGTAGGAGATGCTGGAACTCAAATTAGTGTACCTTTTCCACTAATAGGTAGTGTGGGTACTAATACAGAAATTATTGGTGATTCAACAACTGGTGCTTTAGGAAGTCTAGTTGGAACAGGGCAAGTGGGTTCTCTTGTAGTAGCTCCATTAACCCCTGCAGCTGTAACAGGAGTTTCCTCGACAACTGGAACTGCTTCTGTTATAATCGTTATTGGAAGTTGTACGGTCTTTCCAACTGGTGTAACTGCAACTGGTGAAACCAATCCCGCACCTCCACCTGTTTGGGGAGAGATCATACCGGCTCCTGGTACAAATTGGAACAATATAGCTGCATAAAGGAATAGAGAAATGGCTACATATACAACGAACGGAGGTATCAAAAAGATCTCCACCGGGGACGAATCAGGAACTTGGGGTACGTCCACGAATACAAATTTTGATATAATAGATAGGTTAACCAATGGTGTTGGTGATATAACACTATCTAATACAACGCACACATTAACTACATCAGATGGTTCTACATCAGATGGACAATATCATTTATTAAAACTTGGAGGATCTCCTTCTGGTACAAATACCATTACGGTTTCTCCAAATGATACAAAAAGAATGTACATGGTTCAGAACGCATCTGGTCAAACAGCTACCTTTACTCAAGGTTCTGGAGCTAACGTTAATGTTTTAAATGGAAAAGGTGCAATAATTTATTGTGATGGTGCAGGATCTGGTGCTGCTGTTACAGATTTAACTGCATTATTTACATCTACTACAACACTTTCAGATCTTAGTGTAACTGCTACTGCATCTGAACTTAACATTATGGATGGTGTAACCTCTACAACCGCAGAGCTAAACATTTTAGATGGTGTAACTGCTACTGCTACAGAGTTAAACATCATGGATGGCGTAACTGCTACAACCACAGAACTAAACTTAATGGATGGTGGTTCAACTGTAGGCACAACAGCTGTTGCAGATGGTGATGGTATCGTGACTAACGATGGTGGAACCATGCGACAGACAAACGTTACAACTTTTGCTACATACTTTAGTAACGAAATTACAAGTATGACATCACTAGTAACTACTGGTGCTTTGAATGGTGGATCAATCACTTCTGGATTTGGTTCTATTGATAATGGATCTTCTACTATAACAACTACTGGTACTATTACGGGTGGTAATGTTACTCTTGGTTCAGGTGGAGTTGCTGATACGTCGGCAGGAGAGTTAAAGATTACTCCAGTTACAGAAGAAGGTTCAGTTGAATCAAGCACAAGTGGTACAATAAACGTTGATTGTGATTCAAAAGGAGTTATCTTTTTTAACGTTGCACAAACCGCTAATAGAACAATTAACTTTAGAGGAGATGGTAGTACAACGTTAAACGCTTATATGAGTGATAATGATGTTATAACCATTTCTGTAATGATGACACAAACTGGTAGTGCTTATTACTTAAATGCTGTTCAGATTGATGGTTCAAGTGTTACCCCAGAATGGCAAGGTGGTACTGCACCAAGTGCAGGTAATGCTAATAGTGTTGATGTGTATTCATTTACAATTTTTAAAACGGGAAGTGCAGCATATACAGTATTAGCTAGTCAAGTTCAATTTGCGTAAAGGAGGATAAATGCCTATATTAGCAACGTTCGGAGCAGCTTCAGCCAGAGGTTATGGCTGTGGCATAGCTGGTGGTGGTGGTGAAGCAGCGGGAAGTTGGTTTGCTTCTGACTCACAAAACTTACAAGCATCTTATCAACCCGTTGGGTATTCAACGGTAACGGTTGAAATTATAGGTGTTAATGGTTCAAATGTTTATACACCAAATTCCAATAGAGGTTGGAACCCTAGTGATGTAATCTTTAATCAACCACAAGCAAACAATGGTTTTACACCTGGTTGTGGCCCGGGACAATTAGTAGGTAAAGCATCTAAAGTTGTGCATACTAGTATGGATCCTACAGATCTAGCTTTTAGAACTCCAGATGGTTCGACACAAGCAGGTGCTGCCAAGTACGCTTGGCGTTCTGGTACTGCGGCTAATGTTTATTCTGGATCAGAAGCTACTCGCGCCAATCAAGTAAATTATTCTGGCGCTCCGGGAGGATGCGCTACGGTTGCTTACAACGCAGCTGGTAATAGTGTTCATCTTTCTGCTGGTGGTGGTGGTGCTTCTGGTAGACCAGATAGAGGGCAAACCTATTATAATTATAGTAACATTTATCATTATTGTAGAGCAAGTGATGCGGATGCAGCTTTAGCTACAGACAATAATGTATTTGGTGGTGGTCGTGTAATCACAAATAATAATGGTACTAATGGAGAAAGTAATAGTGGTGGTCGTTGTTACTATACTTCTGGTGGTTCTGGTGGTGGAGAAAATGGTGGTGGTCCTGCAAACAACACAGGTAATTATGGTGGTCACTCTGGCTCAAGTAAATCAACGGGTGGTACTTTGACAGCTGGTACTTATCACGATACTACAGTAGGACAAAATTCAAACGTTGGGTATGCCAAAGTGTCATGGAGTTAATGGAGGAAAGGCATGGGATTTGATCCAAATAGACTTAAATATGATGAGTTTTTTAATTATGATGTAGAAAAAGATAAGAAGTATCCATTGAAACCAAATGGGTATAGAGATTATCCAGATGACTTTTGGGTAAATTCTATGGCGCCTCGGTCATGGGTAGGTAATCCAGTAGGAGCAAAAAAAGATAAAGAAAAATATAAAAAACAATGGAAACATGTACCCGGTCCTAAATGGGTAAGATACATGGATGGTAGATTTACTGCGGAATATGTAGATCCAGTAATAAATTTTCATGGACATATCTTGGATGAAAATACTTATGATAGTAAACTATGGGAGCTAGGTATACTTAGAGTGGTTCCTTTTAATTTTGATAAATACAAACATGTATATCACAAAGCCTATCGAATGGATCCTCGTTACAGACTAGCAGGAGATGGTAGCCCAAACGCAATAGAATTTTTTGAAGTTCACGAGTTTGGTAGAGAAGAAATTATGCACAGCAAAAAAGATAATTTAGATTTTTGTAAAGATATGATTTGGGCGGAAGGTTTTGAATTTGGTAACAGACACTATGACTTGAAGTTTAGAAACATTGCTTACATATCTTTGCTTGGGCTAAGAGCAAGTCACAATGATATACCAGAAGATTTTGAGTGGTATGATTCTTCGGGCAGGACAGTAACAATGAATGAAGAAACTATGGTGAAGTTTTGTAAACACGTAACAGATTATGTTCGCAAAGTTGAATCAAATGCTATACAATATTTAAATCATTTAGATACAATAGAAGATCTCGTACAATTAGCAAACATAAGGTTAGAACCAGATGACTTACTTCAATGACAAATTAGATTTTACGGACGAAGCAGATGGACTTACTGAACAGAACGTAGGATCCAAAGGAACAGGTATTTCTAAAACGGTACTAAATGACAGAGCTACGTTTTTTAATAGTATTGCATCTTTAGTTAGTGGTAAAAAAGTTCTTGATGTAGGTTGCAACAATGGAAGATGGATGAGTTGGCTATTAGATCAAAACGCAAGTCACGTTGTTGGTATTGATTCTGATAGTGGTGTCATTGGTGTTGCTAATACTAATTTACAAAAATACTTTGCTACTTCCAAATATACTTTAGCGATTTCTAAGTGGGAAGATTATACAGCACCTGCTGATATTGATGTAGTTTTTTGTGCAGGCATGATCCATCTTGGAACTACTCAATCCACACTTATAACAAAACTAGCTAGTTTTGGAGATAAACTTATTCTTGAAGGACCTGTATGTACCTCTGCTGATTCTGTAGAAAGAACTAATCCAGATTCTGGAGTAGGTAATTGGTATGCAAAAACTAAAGTTCCTACTATAAATAATATAAAATCTTATTTAGATAGTTCGTATAGTAGTCTTACTTGGAAAAATCCAAGCTCTTATTCTTCTAATTGGGCAGGTAATATTCTAGTAACCGCAGACGTATGAAGCCAGTAATTTTATTTAGTCTTCCACGAAGTGGATCCACCATTTTGTGTGGGTTGTTGAGTCAACATGACGATTTTAAAGTTATAGAAGGATCTTTGTCGATTGGTATTTCAAATGCTATACGAAATGTATTTTATAATAATGCAAAGTCATTGGCTACTAACCAACAAAAAGAATGTTTAAAAGTATTAAAAGGATCTTTGCATTCTTATTTATATTCACACAATCAATTTGTGTTTGATAAGAATAGAGAGTGGCTTTTTTATTTGGACATGGCAGATCAAGTTTTTGATGACTATAAAGTTGTAGTTTTGGTTCGTGATCCTGTAGAATGTGTTGCTTCTTTCTTACGTCTGAAAGAAAAAGAACCAATTACTTATACAGCATACGAAACTGATTTAGTAAAACAAGAACTTTATCCTACTACATTAGGATTGGTTGAAGAGTTTATGAGTTACAAAGGAGCCATAGGTAGAACGTATACTGCTTTGTATGAAGCATCTGTAATCCAACAAAGAGCTAAAGACTTTTTGTTTATAGATTATCATAAACTTTGTGCTAACCCACAAAAAGAATTAAATAAACTTTGTGACTACATAGGAGCTAGTGCTTTTAATTTTCAAACAAACAACATTCAAAATGCAAATAAACAACTTGATCGACACTATGGAATGTACGATACTATGCACACTATTGAAAAAGAAATGCGATCTGGAAGAACTGACTTAGGCAGAGTAGAACCTTTCGCAAACAATTTAAGAGAACGTTACAACATATTCTGGGAGGAATGGATATAATGGATATAATAGCTAGAAGTTTAATGATAGGTAAATTTGACCCAACACCAGTAAAGGAGTTTCTTGAAAGTTTACCACCCGAAGATTGGGGGGAATTTACACAAAGACAAGACCAGTTTGATGCGCACAAAGCAACAAACACTATTGCTGCTATCTTTCCAGATAGAAGTAATTATCCTCATCTAAACATGCACCAGTATAAACATACAGAAAAATTAATGGAATGGGTAAAACCCATTGGTGATGCTTTCTGCGAAAAGTATTTAGATAAACCTTTTGTTTGCACTACTGCAATTTTTGTTAAGTTAGCACCAAATAGTAATATTGCTAACCATAGTGATTCTCACCCTTACTTTGGAGTTACGCATAGAATACATTGGTGTATAGATGGAGATTATGACAACATGCACTTTATGATTGCTGGTCAAAAAGTAGATATGTATGAAGGGGATGCAATAGAAATCAACAATAGATTACCACATTCAGTAGCATATACTGGAGAAATACCAAGGATAAATGGTATCATAGATTACATGGAAGTTCCATCTCAAAAGGAAAAACCTAAAGATGATATCCCAAAGGTGTTGTAGGCAGTATTGCTCTATCATACATTTTAGAGTATGATACGTGTGCATATAGGAGATGATCTATGCCTTTACAAAAACTTCAATTTAAACCCGGTGTTAATAAAGAAACTACTTCTTATACAAACGAGGGTGGTTGGTTTGATGTAGACAAAGTTAGGTTTAGATTCGGTCTGCCAGAAAAAATTGGTGGTTGGTTAAAAAAATCTACTACCTCGTTCCTTGGAACTTGTCGTGCATTACATCCTTGGGTTTCTTTAAACCTTGATAAATTTATTGGTCTTGGTTGTGATGCAAAGTATTACATTGAACAATCTGGTGTATACTATGACATTACTCCAATAAGAACTAACGCTGCAACGGGTATAACTTTTGCTGCAGTAAATGGTTCTTCTGTACTTACTGTTACTCATACAGGTCATGGTGCAGTACAAGGTGATTTTGTTATCTATAGCTCTGTAACTACTGCAGGTGGGTTAGGTGGTCAAATAACTAAAGCTATTCTTCAACAAGAATATAAAATAGATGAGGTAGTAAACGCAAACTCTTACACGATTAGAGCAAGAACTGTACAAGATCTAAGTGATATATCTGTAAATGGAGTATATACTCCTACTGAGGTTAATGCAGATGGTTCTGATTCTGGTAATGGTGGTGGTACAACTGGACAATATCAAGTCAATAGTGGAATAGATACTGTAGTTCTTAGTAATGGTTGGGGAGTTGGAACATGGGGTAGAGCAGGATGGGGTGAAGCTGCAACTATTAACCTAGCTACTGACACTTTAAGAATTTGGTCACATGATAACTTTGGTGAAGATCTTCTTATGAATATAAGAAATGGTAATATTTACTATTGGGATGCAACCAATGGTACAGGTACTAGGGCAGTAGCATTAAGTAGTTTGGCAGGTTCCATTAGCGCACCTACTATAGCAAAACAGATTATGGTATCTGATAAAGATAGACATATTATAGCTTTTGGTTGTGATACAGAAGCTAATCCCGGAGTACAAGATCCTTTGTCTATTAGGTTCTCGAGCCAAGAATCTCTAACTGATTGGGCAGCAACTGCAACCAATACAGCAGGTGAATTAAGACTTGGTTCTGGTTCTGAGATCATTACAGCACAAGAAACAAGACAACAAATACTGGTATTCACAGATGAGTCTTTATATTCTATGCAGTTTCTAGGTCCACCTTTTACCTTTGGTGTTAATCTTATATCAGAAAACATTACAGTAAGAGGACCATTAGCAGCTATTGCTATTGAAGATAGTGTGTTTTGGATGGGTAGAAATGAGTTCTATGTATATACTGGTCAAGTACAAAAATTACCTTGCACCGTAAGAGATCATGTTTTTGATGACTTCAATGATTTACAAGCAAACAAAGTAACAGCTGGTTTGAATAGTGCTAATTCAGAGATATGGTGGTTTTATCCATCTTCTTCTAGCGAAAATGTAGATAGGTATGTTGTATATAATTACCAAGAAAAGGTTTGGTACTTTGGTAATCTTGGAAGAACTGCCTGGATAGACAGAGGAATAAATGACTTTCCAATCGCAGCTAGTAATGGTTATTTATATGAACATGAAAATGGTTTTGATGATGGTTCCTATGATCCTGTTCAACCTATAGAAGCGCACATTGAATCAAGTCAAATAGATTTAGGTGAGGGCGATAGGTTTATTTTTATGACAAGACTTGTTCCAGACATTACGTTCTTGAACTCTTCTGTGTCCACACCAGAAGCAGTTTTTACAATCAAAACTAGAAACTTCCCCGGTGGAAACTATCTTCAATCTGATACACAGAACGTAACAAAGACTTCATCTGTTCCTGTTGAACAGTTTACAGATCAAGTATTTATACGGGTTCGTGGTAGAAGTTTTGCATTTAGAATAGAATCAGTTAATCAAGGTGTAACTTGGAGATTAGGTACACCAAGACTTGAGATACGTCCAGACGGGAGAAGGTAATGTCACGTAATCTACCATTACCATTCTTTCCAATACCACCAAATCAATATACTCCACAATACTTTGCAGAAATTGTTCGTGCCTTTTCATTATACATGGAACAAATACAAAATCCGGGAGAAGGACGACACACAAAATTAGTTATAACAGACCTACCAACTGATGATTCGGGATTGGAAAATGGGGGATTGTTCTCTCACGATGGATTTGTTAAGATACCTTTAGTTAATAGACCTCATGTCAGAGGTTCTACTGGAACAGGAAACGTAGGATCAGTAACGGTGGTGACAACATGACAGTAATAACTATGCCAAATGGTTCTAAATGGCGACCCGCTACAAGTTCAGATAAAATAACATGTGTAAGTTGTGGTAATGAAGTAGACACTCCAGAAGAAATTGCTAGTTATCCAGATGGAACATGTCCAATCTGTGGACAATTATGGACAGGAAAGGAAAAACGTAGTACAAGTATAACAGTAACAGCGCCCGAAGCTATATCAGGAGAAACCTAAATGATCGACCCACAAGTTATAGAGGAGATGTATTCTAACGTCAATAAATCTGGTGGGGGTAGTTCAGCACCAGCTACTACAACTTCAAACAAATCAGTTATGGCAGAACCAAGTAGCGATCTATTTAGTTCAATAGGTGCGCTTGTTGGTATGGTTGCTAGTGGTGGCAATCCTATGGGTGCAGCTTTTGGTGGTGGTCTTGGTGCTTTAGCCGCAGGTGGTTCAATCGAAGATGCTATCCAATCTGGAATTGGTAGTTTGTTTAGTGGTGCTACTATGGGTCCAACAGGTCTAACTTTAGATTTACTTGGATATGCTGGTGATAGTTCTGGTAACTCTGCACAACAAAGGGGTGCAGCATTGATGAATGCTATTTCTCAAGGTCCTCGTACAGCAGGACAAGGTAACGTAGGACAGAATGTAATGAACACCGTAGCAGGACAAGGTAAACAAATGTTGGGTGGTATTACTGGTGGTATTAGTAATCTTTTTGATCTTACGGGTGTAACAAAAGGTGGTCAGGTAAATGATCCAATACTAATGTCTATGATTTTAAATAACATACTTAAACCACAACCAAGCATGACACCTTTACAAGAACAACAATTTGCTACTGGAGAAAGAAATCCTAGTTTCAGAGGTGTTCAAGTACCAAACGTTCCAAGACAAGTAGTTATGAATAGAGCAATGGGTGGTATGATTGAGGGACCCGGTACTGGTAAAAGTGATTCGATACCCGCTGCTATCTATCAAAATGGTGGCAGGGTTCAAGAAGCTCGCCTCTCGGACGGTGAATTTGTTATGACCGCTGATGCTGTTAAAGGAGCAGGTGATGGGAATAGAAATAAAGGCGCGGCTCAGATGTACAAGATGATGAAAAACTTTGAAAGGAAAGTCTAAGTTATGGCGCAGGATACCGTTCAAAAAAGTATGACGCTGCTACCGCAGTATCAAGAAGATTTTCTAAAAAATTTATTAGCAAACGTTTTTCAAACTGAAGATGTACTTGATGCAGAAGGTAATGTAATTGGTCAAGAGATTAGTGGCTTTGCTACTCAGAACCCGTTACTTGGTACTCCACAATTTAACGAAGATGGTACACCTATGTACCAGAAAGATGCTGAAGGTAACATTCAGTATGACCAATATGGTGATCCTATACAAGTCTATGAGGGTGGAGTAGCACAACCAGACATTATTAGATTTACTGATCCACAAATTAAAGCAATGGAGTTGTTAACTGGAGCGCCAACAATAGATCCAGACACAGGAGAGAAGACCTATGACTATGGTGGTATAGGTGCTTACAAGGAACAACTAGGCAAAGCAAAAGGTACTTTAGACTTAGGACAACAAGCCTATCAGATGGGTATTGGAACTCCTATGTTTACAACTGATGCAGAAGGAAACCAAGTACCTATCTACAAGACAGATAAAGAAGGTAATCAAATTCTTGATGCACAAGGTAACCCAATACAAGAGATGCAAGGTGGGTTTGCTGATCCAAGTCAGATAGATAAGTTCTACAATCCTTTTGTAGAAAAAGTTCTTGACACTACAATGGCAGAACTTGACAGACAAGGTGACATAGCAAAGATAGGAGAACGAGCCAAAGCTATTGGATCTGGTGCATTTGGTGGATCCCGTGCTGCTGTACAAGAATCAGAGTTACAAAGAAATCTTGCAGATATAAAAGCTAAAACTGGTGCAGACATTAGAGCTAAAGCATTTGATAATGCTCTTAACTATGGTCAAAAAGCTGCACAACTGTTTGGACAACTTGGTCAGGGCATTGGTTCACTTGGTGTTCAGCAAGGTGCATTGGGTCAAGCTGCACAAGAAAGCCTAGCAAAAGATGTGAACGCATTGTTTAACGTTGGTTCTTTAGAGCAAGCACAATTACAATCAGAGTTTGATGTGGCTAGAGCAGGACAACTAGAAGACGCATACGAACCATTTGGTAGGTTCGCATACATGAGAGATATATTAACTGGTTTACCCGGTGGACAATCTACACTTGGTGTAACTGGAGCGCCCAAGGCAAATCCAATAGGAAATATTTTTACCGTAGCTAACACACTATCTGCTGGTGGTGGCGGCGGTGGATTGTTTGGGTTAGGAAGTTTGGCTAATACAAGTGGGAGTGGCTAATGTTTGGAGGAATTAATAATCCGGCTTTGTTTAATGTAAATGATAGAATGGCTCGTGATAAATTAAGTATGATGGCAGGGATCATGGCATCCTCTACAGAACTACTTAACTCTCAGCTTAATAATCCAATGAGAGCTATGCCACAACCTATGACTACACCACCAAACATAAGACTACCTGAGATGCGTATGGCTTCTCTTTCTCCAGTACAACCTACGAGAAAGCCTATGGGCGTTGCGAAACCACCTATTCCTAAGGGCCCGCCTACGCCACCAAATCAAAAGCCTGCTCCAAAGATGTTGTCAAATGGTGGACCCACTACTCCAAATTTAATGGAGATGTTTAAACAAGGTGCAGGTTCTGGTAACATTACTCAAACTCCTAGTCCTATGGCTGTACCTCAAGCATTTGCTGGTTTGTATGAACTAATAAAGAATATGATGCCTGGTTCAGAAGAGCAAGTTAAAGAAGATATTACTAAAATAAGTAAGGCTACTAATGGAACTACAGAAGAAAAGACCAAAGCAGTTACTAGTATAACAGGGCAACCACCTACAGAAGAAGGGGTTAAAGAATCCTATAAAATTGTAACTGGTAATAAAGCTCCAGAACGATTATCCATTGATGAACTAGATGATAGAATTATGAAAGTTTTAGTTAGTGGTAGTCTGGCTCAACCGGGTAGTTTAGGTGCAAGAATAGCGCAAGCCTACGCTTTGGGTCTTGCTGGTAAACGTGAGACAGCTATGTTGAGAGCTGGTGCTGGTAAAACTGGTAGTGGTGGTAAAACTGTAGAACCTTTTCAAAATGCTGTGATTAGAGTGTTCAATGACATTATGGCAAGTCAATTCAATGCTGATCCTGATGTTGCAATGTCACAAGCTATACAACAAGTATCAAGACTTTATGGTATGGATCCTAGCACCGTTGCACCAGGTAGTATACCCATCCCCGGAACAACTACTACCCCAGGTACACCACAATATAAAGTTGTTAATACACAAGAAGAGTATGATGCGTTAAAACCGGGAACGATATATATAGACAAGGCAGATGGCAAACCATATAAGAAAACTTAAACATGGCAAATCGTTTTGGTGACAATCCTTTTTCACAACCACCATCCAATCGTTTTGGAGGTGAACCTCTTGGTGATAGAGGAAACCCTTTAAACGAAAAAGAAAAATCATTCTTAGAAAAATCATTCTTATTTAATCCAGACCGTTCTGCTATTGATATGGTAGTTGATAACATTGTAGGTGTGGATGATGGTGTTACTTCTCTTGGTGAATTTATAACAAAACCAATAGGAGAAGCGGGCGAAGGTTTTGTTTCTGGAGTTATTGGTATTCTGGAAGGTATTGGTGGTTTGGCAAGTATTGTGCCAGATATGGTGGCGGGTAGTGACATTGGAGGTGCAATAGATAGAGGTGGTGACAAACTAAGAGAATCCCTTGACATAAATCCAGAAGGTCTTGCAGGTAAAGGCACAGAGTTTGTAACTCAATACCTTGCACCGGGTCTTGGTGCAGTAAATATTGCATCTAAGGTAGGTAAAGCAGCAAAAGCTGTACCTAAAACTAAGATGGGTAAGCTAGGTCAATACGTAAAAGATGGTGCAATTTTTGCAGGCGTAGAAACTGTAGTTGCAGATGACCAAGCCAGTACAGTCATTGGTGATTGGATTGGTTTTAATCCTATGAAAACTACTGACTTGATTGGATTATCAGGTAGAGAGGCAGCTGCACAAAGACTTTTGAACAAAGCTAAAATTTTTACTGAAGCAAATGTAATTGGTAATGTAGTGGGTGGTCTATTGTATAGTGGTGGAGTTGGAGCTAGAGCTGCAGGTAGAACTACAACTGGACAAAGGATTTCTAAAAAGGCTAGTGACTATCTTGCACAAACCGCCAACAACATAGACAATTTAATTTATAAAAGAATGACAGCACCAGATGATCTGTCTACTTTTCGAAATAGATTAGCTGGACTTTTGGCATTTGGTAGATACAGAGGTGTATTACCAGAGCAAGTAGGAGATCAAAGACTATTTTTAGATCCAAAAATTCAAACTGATATGCGAAGGGCAGAACAAAACCTAGCTGATATTGATAAAGAAATAAAAAAAGCTATGGAAAATTTACCTCCACAACAAGGTTCTTTAACAGATGCTTACTTTATTAATAGGATTGATGATTACTTGGTGGAGAAAGATGCAGGTTTAAAATCAAGAATACTTTCTGAACTACCTGAAAGTATGCGGCAACCAGTATTAAGAATGAGAAAGCATGTTGATACATTAAGTAATAAAGTTTTACAAAGTGACTTCTTACAAAAAGCTGGATACACAACACCAGAAGGATTGAACGTAGAAGATATCATACGAAAAGGTATGGGTAGTTATCTTAGAAGGAACTACGAGATATACACAAATAGTAAATATAAACCTACTGAAGAATCTATTAAAGCTGCTGACATTTTTTTCAGAGGAAATAAAAAGATGACAGAATCAGAGCTAACTACTTTAGCTAAAAAAGATAAATTTAGAAAAATTCTTACTGATGATTTTATTAGAAAGAATAATATAACTGTTAATAACATAGGAACTAATTCAGCAACAGCAAAGATTAATGGAGAAGTCACACAAGAACTAGCGGAAAAAGCAAGACAAACTTTTCTTGATAGACATACCATATATAACCAAGAAGGAAATCTTAGATTTGGATTGCCGGGTGTTACACGAGTGGCTCGTGATAAATTAGATACTGGTATCTTTGTTACTAGAACTGAACTTCCAAAAACATTAAGAGCTTTGATGGGTGAGGTTAAAGATCCAAGAGAAGCGTATCTATCTACTGTTGCCGACCTATCACAATTCTCAGCTGTTGATGATTACTTTGCTACGATAGCGCGATTATCAGATGAAAGTCCTACCATAAGACAACTATTTATTCCTCCCTCTATGACAAGGGCTGGTGTAGATGATGAGTTTATACTTGATCTAAAGAAAAAAGGATACGTAAGACTTGGTTCAGAGGAAGGTCAGAGTATAGCTAAAAAACCGGGACAAGAGGATCAAGTTTTTAAACAACTGAACCAACAAGGATGGGGTCAGCTAGATGGTTATTACGTTCCAAAAGATGTTTACAATGATTTAACTAGATTTGTTGCTAGAGATGATACGTTTGGTGCAGCAGGAATAAGATATCTAGCAAATGCTTTCTTACGTGGTAAGGCATTATCACAGTATTCTAAAACAGTTTTATCTCCAGTCACACAGGCAAGAAACTTTTATACTGCTATTGCGTTTGCAACTGCTAACGGAAACATTCCAGCATTTGGAAGAGGTGGTAGTTTAAGTGACGCAAAAGCTGCCATTTCAGCAAGTATATTTAAAAAAGGTGATGAAGCTGTATTAAGAGATTTAGAAGATGCGAGAAGAAGAGGTATACTTGGTACGAATACAGAGCTAAGAGAGATACAAGACAGCTTGAGAAAAGGTATTCTTTCTTCTGAAAGAGATATGTCAAATCGAGATGGCATGAGTGCTATACTTGGAGAAGAAATAGCTAGAAAAGTTAAGAGCGCACCTGGTGCAAAGACTGTTATGAAAGGAACCAGACTTGCTGAAGAATTTTATCAAGGTTCGGATGATTTTTGGAAATATTATTCTTATCATGCGGAACAAACCAAACTAAAGTATGCTTTGGAAGGTGTGTCTGACACGCAAAAACTTTCTTACCTAGTAAAAGGGGGTAAAGGATTAGATCCAGATACACTTAATACCTTACGAAGAGCAGGTGTATCTACTGATGATCTATCAAAAATAAATCTAAATGAGTATCCAGGTTTGTATGATACCTTGATTAAAGATAGAGCAGCACAGATTGTTCGTGATACTGTACCAAACTACAATAAAGCTGCATCTAGTTTGGTTTCTACTTTGCGTAGACTACCCTTTGGTAACTTCATTGTGTTCCCTATGGAGATATACAGAACTAGTTTTAATATAGCGCGTCAAGCTATTGATGACATGGCATCTGACATAGCGGGAATACAAGCTAGGGGTAGACAAAGATTAACTGGATTACTTGGTACAACTGTGGCTGCTCCTATAGCGTTTAAACATTTCATGCACGACATTAGTGGTGTTTCAAGAGAAGAGATGGAAGCCTACCAACAAGTAGCGGGCGCACCTTGGGAAAAAGGAGCTACCTTAATTCCTCTTGGTAAAGAAGATGGTAAGATACAATACATCAACTTTAGTATATCAAATCCTTATGACACTTTAGTACGTCCTCTTGTTCGTCTTATACGAGAGGTAGACAACGCAGAAAAAACAGGTGCTAGTACAGAACAAATATTTAACAATGCTGTTTTGGGTTCTTTATATGAGATTGCAGAACCTTTTGTATCAGAAGCCATGCTTACTGAGTCTATAGTAGATGCAGTAGTCCAAAACCAAACTGCAACTGGAGCGCGAATATATGATCCAAAAGACCCTGCTGGAGATAAAATTGCTAAAGGATTTGCACACATCTTGAATACTGTTATACCAAACTTCGTACCCTTTACACTTGAAAGAATAAATCCACTTCAAGCAGAGTTAAATCCTCTTGATCCTTTAAACTTTAATCCTCTTGGTGTTAAGATAAAGCCAAAGAAGATATTGCGTCAAACTATAGGTGCAATAGCTCCAGACATAGTGGATCCTAAAGATAAGTTAGGTAGACAGTATGGACCAGAACAACTTATATATTCTTTAATGGCAGTAACTCCACAAGAGTTTGATCCCGAAGTAAGTTTTAGATTTTCAGTTTATGAATTGTCATCAGCACAAAAAAGATTAAAGAGTGCATTTAGTAGCGTTTTAGATGATGCGAATGTAAATTCACAACAAATCCTAGATGGCTACATGACAGCAAATAAAAACAAATTTGAACTTGATAAAAAATATTATCAAGTCATAGAAGGCTACCGAAAGCTAGGATTAGATGACCAGAAAATAGGTGAGATACTTCAAAAAGAAAAGATAGGTGGAGTAAAAAGTATTTTGGCGGGTAAGTTTCAACCATACAAAGTTAGTAGAACAGACTTTATGAAACTGTCACGATTTAACAATGTTAATTTATATCCAAGACAATCTATTGAACGAATACAAAAGATGATGATAAATAGAAGTTTAGTACCGGGTGGTGAGTCACGTTTTGGTGGTGTACCTATAGAGCCTAGTGTTAATCAACAACTGAAAGAGGAACAAAAAGGTCCTACTCCTCTTGAGTTATTCAACAAAGGAATTGATAAACTTTTCTCACCACCTGCTCCTCCCCCCGGTCGCTTTGGTGGTGTACCTCTTTCATCTAATACAACCAATCCTAACATTAGAACAAACCCTATTGTTGTAGGCGACAATCCAAACACACAGACCATCGCCAAGGTTACGGGTTAACGCCAATTTTTTTTGGTATGATGAAACTTGTGATAAGCACTTGTTAACTTTCTGAATAAACTATAAAGAAGACTTGCTCTATTCGATTTGTTTTCCTGCACCTTTATCTTCCAGTTTTCTCTTTTAAAAGGTATCACTTGAATTACTGGTTCTCCTATTGGTACAGTTTCTTTATCTTTAAATCCATTAAACAAGAATGGGAACTGAACTAGATGCCATTTATCTGTATCTACAATAGCAGGTAATATTTCTATTCTATTCTCTCTATACTGTGGTGGTAAGAACAAACAAGAATATCCGGGAGGGGTATGAAAAGTCCAAGGACAACTCATCTTTGGTACTCGATTTCCAGTTTCTTTATCTCTAGCTTTTTTAAATAAGGGAGATGCTTGAAACTGTCTTATTCCATGAGCTTCTACTGTGGAAAGACCCGTACCACTAGTTACATCTTTACCATCTGCTGTCCCTGCAAAAGAAAAAACTCTACCGTCATCACTTTCATTATGTACTCTTTTCTCAACAAATAATTCTTCCCAAAGAGATATGATATATCCTGCTGTTAGTAAATCCCTTATGGGAATACATGCTTTCATAGTCATACCAGATGATAATTGATTGTGATTATAGACTTTTGGTTCATGTACCCACATATCCATTTTCTTATAGTATTCTGGAACACACTTGGTAGCTGGCATGGGTTCCTCTAGTGTGCCAAAATAAGGTTCCCATGTTTTAAAAATTATATCTGGCATTAATGTAGTCCTTTTTTAAACCCATCTGGTAGATCATCTGTAGTTTTTATTCTAATGCCAGATCCACCAAACATACGAATAAGTTCGTCTGCTTTGTTTTCTATCTGATCCATCAGATCATCCTCTCCCGATTCTGCACCTGCCATAAGACTAAGACCAATAAAATCCATCAAAGTTTCTACCTGCATTGGGTGCATTTGTTTCAAACCTAAACACTTCTCAACTTTAAAATTCTTCCAAGGATCTTTCATTCTACTTCTCCCCAATTATTTGCGAGTACATCATCTACCTTAGATGGTACTTTCAATATATCATTTAATCCGTTTTCCATTATATCTTTTATCTCCTTTGCTTGTTTATCGTTCTCTACTGAAAAGCATAGTTCATCATGCACAGTTAACATAGGAAGAAGTCCTTCCTTATAACAATCAGCCATAGCTTTCTTGGTCTGATCTGCAGCTGAACCTTGTATCAGTTTATTTAAAGCCTTGTAAGTAAAGGCTCTCCTCAATGGTGGACCGTATGTCTTTTGCGCTTCTTCCAAAGGAAGAGGTTTGTTATATGCAAAAGTTTTTGGTTCCCACAAATGAAAGTGGCAACGTCTACCAAGTAAAGTACGAATCACTCCATGCTTTAATGCTTGTTTACTTGCCCTATCCGCCAGACCTTTTACAAAAGGAACTTTGGATTTATGTGTTTCCAATACTTCAGATGCTGTATCTATATCCACACCTAACTGATTGGCTAGTTTACCTTTACCCATGCCATACATAATACCAAGGTTTACGGTCTTTGCTTCTTTCCTAGTGATGCCTGCAAAGTCTGCTACCATCTGGTGTAAATCTACATCACCATTATTAAATTCCTCTACGATACCAGCTACCATCTCATGTGTACCTGATCCTAGACTTGCAGCAAAATGTACCAAGAGCCTTGGTTCTTGGCTTGAGTAGTCAAAGGATCCCCACTTGGTTCCTTCTTCTGGAAGGAATAAACCTCGTATCATTTTTCTAATCTCTGGATCTCTAGCCGGTATCTGCTGCAGATTAGGGTTAGATGAAGAAAACCTTCCGGTTACTGTACCACCATCATCACTTCTTAACTGGTGGAACTCTGCATGTATCCTTCCCTTATGTGCATGAGTTTTAATTGTATTGATAAACGTAGATCCTGCCTTATCGAACTCCCTCAACTTTACAATAGCTTGACACACCTCGTGTTGATGGTTCGCAAGAAACTGTTTAGTAAAAGATGGAGCGCCTGTCTCTTCTGTCTTTGGGTATTTCAAATCTAGTTTCTCAAAGACTTGGCGAACCGAATCACTTGCCCAGGGCTGGATATCTATAGTTGATTTACTCTTGATAAACTTCTTCAAGTCCTCAACCTTTTCCTTTAAAGCTATTTCAATCTGGTCAGCTTTGTCTAAATCTACACGAACTCCATTTGTTCTCATGTCTAACATGGTAGGTATAAGACTTGTTTCTAATCTCCAGATGTTCCATAGATCCTGTTTCTCTAGTTCTAGCTTTAACCTTTCCCAAAGTTTCAAAGTCATAATAGCATCTTGTTCTGCATAAGCACCAACCTCAGTTGGTGGAAGGACGTACATCTGTGCCTTTGGATCTACTCCCCAATCTTTTGCAGTAGCACGTAATAACTTTTCATTCTTACGCATGTCAATCCAATCTCTACCTAGATTATCCAAGCTATAAGAAAACCTATTCTCATCAACAACAGCACCCGTTACCATAGTATCAATCACTCTACCTTGTACCTCGATACCTTCAGCACGGAGCCAACCTAAATCATACGTAGCATTGTGCATAATCTTATCTATGTGAGGTGTTTCCATCTGTTTCTTGAGCCAACGTAATGTGATCTTTGGATCTAGGTTGTGTCCATTCTCGTGTCGAATGGGGAAGTACCCATAGTAATCACCCGCTGCAACTGCCACACCTACAATGAAACCATCCTTCCTCGCCCACCCGGGACCAAAGGTTTTAATATTAGGATCACATGTTTCTAAGTCTACTGCTACTTGCTTGTACTTTGTAAGGTCTGGAAATTCAGTTGGTATATTCCAAGGTTTATCTATTACATCAGCATCATATCTGTGGTAGAAATCAATAGTGCTTTTATCTTTCCTATCCCTTGCCATCTATCTCACCCCCTAATCCTGCATACCCACAGATATCAACCCATGAATCCTCATGGCTATCATGCACAAGCCTTGCAGTTTTCAAAGCTATCATACACAACAATACTTGCTTTACTGTTACCTCTTGACCAAAGATTACTGACCACATGTCAGCTATTCTTTTATGGTTCACATACGCATCTCCATACGCAGCTGCTCTGTCACCATTGATTAGTCTTTCTGCTTCTTGTAGAATCTTTTCTCTTTTCATATTTCGTACCTGTATTTTTTATCTGATTCAATTAAATATAAGTTTTGTTTTGCTCGAGTAACTGCCACATAGAATACTCTATGTTCATCTTCTGGATGCTTACCTTCCATACATGCTTGTGTAGATCCTAGGTAAACACCAACGTTATCATCCTCTCCCCCTTTCATGGCATGGATAGTTGATAGTTTTATACGTGGAATACCGTCAATAGATTCTCCTCTTCTTTCGATAGCTTCCATGTATAGTCTTTCTTCTCTGCTTAATTTAGCTATGTCCTTCGCATCTCGATCCAATGGAGCAAGCATACCAAAGTCCTTAACTAACTGGTGATAATCTACGTCTGCATCTGGTTCCAACATATCTAGCAAAGACGCAGAACCTCTTGCTACCACCGCATGTTCTTTTGTTTTTGGAACTGATCTATAGAACCTTTTGATTGTTTCTACTGGCAGAGCATATCCTTGTTGTAAGTCTTTCCAGATAGACATAACGTGTATGTACTCTTGTTTAATAGATGGATAACCTTTTATCGAAAAGAAATATCCTATCCCCCTTAGTCGGTCAGCTATGTTCTTAACGAAACCATTCGTTCTTGCCATGATAGTCCATGAACCTTGCTCCAAGGGTAAGTCTTCTACTCTGTACACCCATTGCACATTCCCTTCATCTTCTCTTGGATAAAATGGTTTAGGTATTCTATTAGGTATACGTCTAGCAATGCTCTGAGATACGTTAAATACGGCTCGTGGTAGGCGATATGATTTATTAAGTACCTTTACATTGTCAGAAGAATCAACGAACCTCTGGACATCTACGCCTGTCCACCGATGAATTGCTTGGTCATCATCACCAGCAATAATAATTTCTCCTGCATTATCTGCCATCTTTCTTGCCATTGTCCATTGTAGTGGTGTGAGATCTTGAGCCTCATCAATAATCAAAAGATCTAGGTGTGGTGGATCTACGTTCTCTATGTATTGAGATATCATATCAGAGAAGTCTAACTTAGTGACATGACTTTTATAAGAAGTTAACTGTAAAGATATCTGCATTAACTTTTCAAAAAATAAATTGTAATCACCTTGCATATTATACTCTTGTTCAAGAGTAACTTCTCTATACGTTGCTCTCATTATCATCTGTAGATACTTAGCACCTGACCCACCAATAGCAGGAATACTAATACCATCATCTACTGATGTTGCATCTCCACCCTCGAAGTCTACTCCAAGCATACCACTCAATAATCTATAGTCTTCTCTTCCCATAACGTCAGACGATTCTAAACCAAGACCATGAAACCCGGTAGCATGTAGAGTTTTGAAGTGGGGGAAATTATCTTTGGTTAGATTAGGGAACTCAGAGCAGGCTCTATCTATAAATTCGCTGATAGCTTTCTTGGTAAAAGATACGACACCAATACGTGTAGAAGATACACCTTCTCCAATAGCTTTCTTTACTTCTTCTATCAAAGTATGCGTCTTTCCACAACCAGGTGGACCCAGTATTAGTTTACTATTTCTCATTCAAATTGGCTTCTTATACTCTTGGTTCTTTTTTCTTCTAACCAATTCTCTATGTCCTCTCGAACCCATCGAGAAGATTGTCGCTTGTTATCTTCTTCGCCAAACTTAATTGGCTTTGGAAAACGTTCTTCATTCACCCACTTATATATGGCTGCTTCAGATACGTTTAACCATTCTGATATCTCACTAACTTTCATTAGCTTAGAAGGGTATTTCGTCATTGCTCATGTCCTCTACTTTCATTTCCACTTCTTCTACTTTAAATTCTGGAACCCACCACACTCGTATAGTAGTTCTACCACCATTCTCTTTCTTGACACTCTTATGTCCATGACAAGTTTGGTCATTGTTCAAACGTTTAAGTTGTTCTTGAACCTGCGCTCTGGTGAAATGGGTAAACCTACGATTGTTTAAGAACTCCATCAAACCTGGCATAGTAAACATGGTTACCCCTTCATCTGTCCAAGGCTTGCCATGATTCATTTCTTCCGGGTGCATAGCTTTGATCCTACTTGTACAGAACGTTTGTAATAACTCTACGAACTGACCACTAATGGTTAGTTCTTCTGGTACTTCTAACTTAGTTGCATCCTTCAATAGTTTAGATACAGTTGCATTCCATTTGTTAGGACGCATAGTTGGTGGCATCTCCAGTATTTGTTCCATGCAAGCACGTTGAAATAGCAGCTGGTTCTGTAACTGTTCTGTAGATAACTGAACTCTCTGTCCACCAACGTCCATAAAATACAATCGTGGTTCTGATAATAGAATAGTTAAGCTACCAATAGCTGGCATCTCTGGTCCATCATCTCCTACCCCATACTTTCTGGTCATGCAAAGTTGTTTGTCACAATAACTTTTAAATGGTTCTTGTTCACACGTATAAAAATATTCTTTCTTATCTAAAGACTTCTGTAAGTTCATCACTTCCTTGGCATCTAATGGCGTTGTAAACATTTGCCTATTCATAGTTTCAAATTCCTTAACCCAATCATCTGGTGTCTTTAACCTACAGTAAACACCACACATAAATAACTTTTTGTTTCGATCCTCGCCACTCGGACCATTAGCAAACAGATGTTCCAAGCATGGAGGTCCATCAGAAAAATACTTTCTCTTCCCGGATACAGTAGACTTTTCTAGTTTGTCTGTAGATACCTTGCTTTTCTGTAGGAACTTTACAAACTCTTCAAGTTCCATTGCCTCACCTTTTTTATTGAAACAATATCTCATTGGTTCATCTGCATTGAAGTATGGTAAATTAATAAAGTTACCCACATCACCTCGATCTGATAGTATCTTATCTTGCTTTGGAAAAATCTCACTCCCACTATGACCCAAGGCAACTGCCATTTCTAATAGGTACTCTCGTACTACAGATGCTTGTTCATAGTGGGTGAGAAACAAGAACAAGTGCGCTCCACCAGATTTAGACCTACAATGCACCAGAGGTAACTTTAACCTCTGTATCTTCTGCTGCAAGCTGGCATGATCTAAGTCATACACATCTATATCTAGCGCTCCCCATCTGCACTCGTTCTTATCATTGATGGGTATAGCTCCGACCCCCTGCTTCCCATCAAGATGTGCTTGTATCTTATCCGTAGTTAATGGCTCACGCACAATCCGGCTATCAGCATCAGCCTTGCCGTTCCTACCAACTCTTCCAACATGGGTAGTGCCATGAGCCGCCTTCGATCCCTCAAAGGCGGCAAGCATTTCTTGTGCGTGAATCATTTAGAATGGAACTTCGTCAGTATCAGTTGACGGGTTCGTTTGACTTTGCTCTGGAGCATCTGTCTTTACTTCACCTTTAGAACTAGAAACATGTAATGTTTTAGCCTGGGTAAACAAGTCAGCATCCTCAATAAGACCAACCTTAGTTACAGAATAATTAAAGTAAGTTTGATTCTGTTTGTTGGTTTCCTCAACGGTCTTGAGTTTCCAGATGTTTCCAAAGATAGGACACTTAGCAATCTTCTTAGTCTTTGGATGTGTGATAGTTTGTAGATTGATTTGTGTCTTCCATCTACGACTAACTTTAAGTGCTGTACTTTTCATATCAAGTATAGCTGGTGTCCAAGAACCATCACCAGACTTTACCAACACAACATAGTTGTCAGCTTTAACAACCTCGTTCCCATTAGGTAAAGTTTCAAGGCTACCTTCACGAGTAGTTTGCTGAAGCACCGGGTCTGTAGGAGATATCTCACCTACAAATCCACCACCATCATCAAGTGATACCCACTCGGTGTACTTGGTTTGAACGTAACATGGTATTACCTCAACACCCTCACCCCAGTATTCTTGGGTAAGGTTATTAAAGATATCACCTTGTCCACATCCTTCGATAAACTTAGCATCAGACTTCTTTATCTCTGGTGACATAGCTTGTGCTATTCTAATGAAGGGCATTTGCATCTCATCACTTGAGAAATCTGCACCTGCTCCTGCCATATCAAATATATCATCAGCCATTTCAGTTGAAACTGATACTCCTTTTACTTGTGCTACTGCTGTTGCCATTATACTTTCCTCCCTATCTTGGCTTCGTTACGGACATACGCACCTAACAAATCAAGTTCCATAGGTATGCCTTGTTCAAGACCTTTACTTATAAAACTTTTCAATGTGTTGGCATGTATTGTTTCTTTTTGCACAGGGTTAAATCCTTTCTCCCTCAACATCCCCATAGCATCTCCGGCTAGGTTGTCTTCTCCTTTTGTAAAAGAAAGATTGATAGTATTTTGTATGATACCATCATGTCCATTACTTCGGAGCCATGCAAAAGCCTCTTCCTTTTTACCTTCAGAGATTCTAGCATCAACTTTCTGTACAAGTTTAACTTCGACACCATTGAATGTGCCACTTGATTGACCCATCTCTTCCATCAATGCAGGAATATGTTCGGTCTTTATCTTGTGAGCAACAAACTTCAAGTGCCTTTGTTGTTGATCGAGCTTTTCAAGTTGCTCCTCAGTATCTTTTAACTGCTGAACTAACTTGCTAAGATCTTTACTGGTATTAACATCTACATCACTCAACGCACCAGCCGCATC